AAATATTTACACTATGGCCAGTTTACTCGACAAACTTAAAGACTCAATCAATAAAAGACAGACAACCATAAGGGCGCGGGAAGCAACCGATTGGTTTAGAAGTAAAGCTAGGCTTATTCGAGGAGCCGCCAGAGCCCAATTTCAATCAGTAACACCTGACAAACTCTTTCAAGAGAGAGATTCAACAGCGAAAAGTAGTAATGTAATAGGAAAAATGTATGGGTTTTATTATGACCCCAAACATAAATTAACACTTCCACATTATGATAATTTTCCATTAATATTTCCAATAGAATCATATTCCGATGGATTTTTAGGTATCAATTTACATTATATATCACCATTTTATCGTGCCGTATTAATGGATAAATTAAACAGTCTTGCGTCAAATAGAAAATACGATGCTTCGACAAAATTACGTATTTCATACAGTACATTAAATGAGTTTACAAAATATAAACACGCAAAACCATGTATTAAAAGATATCTTTTTGGGCATATTCGTTCACAATTGGTTAATATAGATGCCGATGAATGGGAAGTGGCCATTTTCTTACCCGTTGAAAGATTTAAAAAAGAATCAAAACAAGCTGTTTGGGCAAAAAGTTCTAAACAATTTTAAGGAAACAACAAATGGATCTATCATCATTTAAAGCAAACATAAGTAAACTGGGAGGTCCAGCTGTATCTCATAGATTTGAGATATCAATTCCCTATTCGGGAGATGGCTCTAGGGTATGGCAACGTGCTGGTAATACTCCAGCAAATGCGGGTGCTTTAGCAGATAAAATTTTTAAAGTAACATGTCTTACAGCAGAACTTCCGGGGAAAGCCTTTGCTACATCAGAGGAAAGAACCTATGGTCCAATACGAAAGCGCCCATATTCACAATTTTTTACAGACGCCGCTTTTACATTCATGGGAACTAGACATATGCCAGAAAAGAAATTTTTCGATTCATGGATGGATACTATTCAAGATCCAGATACATTTGATTTTGAATATTATAATAAATTTACGACCGATGTAACAGTTACCCAATTTGATGTAACTAATAAGCCGGTTTATCAATGTAAATTAATTGAAGCATGGCCGTTAAATATTGGCGCAATAGCCCTTGATTGGGGCGCTACAAATGAATTCCCTAGATTAACCGTGACCATGGCATATCGTAAATGGAAAGATACTTCTCAAAAAGGAGTAGAAGGAAGATTTAACACACAAATAGTCTCCGCAGGCACAGGCACAACTAGCGGAGGTAGAGATCAATTTGAAGGACAACAAATTAGATACAACTCGACCACCGGAGAAAATAAATATTACGGTAAATAACATTAATTGAATTGAAAGGAACATTATGGCTTTACCAATATTAGCTGTACCAAAACATGAATTGAATATACCATCAACCAATGAGGTAATAAAATATCGACCTTTCTTAGTCAAAGAAGAAAAAGTTCTTTTAATGGCTCAAGAAAGTAATGAAGAAAAAACCATGATTGATGCGATGAAAGAAATCGTTAAAAATTGTGTCGAAATTGAACTTGATATAGATAAAATGCCCCTTTTCGATATTGAATATATTTTTATGAAACTGAGAGCCAAATCTGTTGGAGAAATTGTTAAACTAAAATATGGACACCCGGGAGGAACAAACTCTTCAAATGAAGAGTGTGATCATTTTGAAGAAATTGAAATCAATCTAGATGAGGTTGAAGTATCACGCACAGAGGGGCATGATACTAAAATAGAATTAACGGATGATATAGGGCTTGTAATGAGATATCCACAGATTGGAATGATGGAAAAAGTGAGAGCAGCCGAAACAGAAGTTGAAACCTTATTTGATGTTGTTCGTGGATGTGTTGAAATGATTTATAATGGTGATGAAGTTCATTATCCTAAAGATTATTCTAAAAAAGAAATGGAAACATTTTTAGAATCATTAAATACAGATCAATTTATCAAAATAAGAAACTTTTTTGAAACTATGCCAAAAATTCGTTATGAAACAGAATATGAATGTACCAAATGTAACCAAACAGAAAAAATCTTTATTACGAATATGCAAGATTTTTTCGAATAGGCCTGAGTCATGACTCCCTTGAAAATCATTACAAAATTAATTTTGGATTGATTCAACATCATAAATGGAGTCTGACTGAACTGGAGGATATGATGCCCTTCGAAAGAGAAATTTATGCAACTTTATTAGTGAACCATTTAAAAGAAGAAGAAGAACAACAAAAACAACAACAATTAGATGCACGAAATAGGTAAAATATGGCTAAAGCCGGAGAAGTAGCAACATTTTTAAAAGACATTGCAGCACTTTCTACTGAAAGTTTGCGCCTCAACAAAGACGAGCTGGCAGAAACAAAAGAAATGCGTAAAACTGCTGCCGTTAAAAAAGAGGCATCAGAGAGATTAGCTATTGAAATGAGGCGGGAGCGTTTAATGAGAGGCTTTAGAGATCCTAAGAAATTGGCGATGGGCGCAGTAAAGGCTCCCTTTAAAGCAATTGAAGGAGCCCGTGAAACAACTCGATGGCTTAAAAATTCTATCCTAGGTACTACAACAAAATCATTTTTTGGTTTAATGACAAAATCTATTTCTTTAGGGTTTTCGGGTTTTGCTGGAGCTTTAAAGGGAATAGGTAGAGGTATGAGTGGTGTGTTAGGAGGCTCCATGAGACTTATGGCAGCATTAGGCGGCCCACTACTTGCTGGTATAGGCATGTTATTAGGTCCTATGGGAATTGGTTTAGCTGCAATAGGTTATTTAGGTTATAATATGTTAAAAACTTATTCTGGCAAACCCGAAGAACAATTAATGGCTCATTTTGGAATTAACAAAAAAGATATTAAATTGAGCCATAGAATGGGATTTGGATTTGATCAAGCTGTTGGTGGAATTGCTGGTCTTATTGATAGTTTTATGCGTTCTATGGGATTTCAAAGTAATCTTAAAGACAAATATATGGGGCTTGGTATTGGAGACTCCATTCAAAATTTCATGAAAGAATTTGATGTTCATATGGAGTTTATTAATGAAAGTATTGGAAATATGTTTAAAGAAGGTGGTCTTATCGACCAGTTCAAGGGTTTCTTTAAAGAAGGAAGTTATTTTGATAAAATTGTAACATCATGGATCAAACACGTAAACCCCGCAATAAAACAATTTTATACAGATATTATTGCTCCCTTTATACCAGAGATAGAAGGTAAAGAAATTAAAAAAGCCATAAGTAAAGGAACTGCCACATTTTTTATGGGAGATGAACAAACACCGGGTTCCATTCGCAATATGTTGAAAAATTTAGGAGCTGGTATAAAAGGTGCCTCAGAATTTGTTGCGACTTTATTTTGGGGAGAAAAAGAATATACCGGGATGGGAACGTCAAAGAGAAGTGGAAAAGGTTTGTTCGGGTTTATGGGTAGAGTAGGAGGTGGATTTTCATCTGCTTGGGAAAATATGGAGTTTAAAAACTTTAATAGATTAATGGCTGTACTTTTTGGAGAAGATGATGGTAAAAAAGGTATATTGCAACAATTAGGTGAAGCATTTCAAGGAGGAGTCTTAAAGGCAGATTATGAAAACATATTTACTATTTTATTTAAATCCCTAGATAGTTTTGCTGGTGTTCTATTAGAAATTCCATATTGGTTTAATACAATAAAAGATGAAATATTAAGAATGACTGGATTTATAGGTGAAGAAGAATTTGCAGCTAGATCAGCTTATCGTGAATCGGGTAGAGTAACCGATCCAGAACAAAAGGAAGCATTAGAAAAAAAGGCAATAAGACATGCCATGAAAGCAATCCCAGAAATTGCAGGTGAAATGAAGTTTGATCCAGGTACCTTAAAAGATATACCTGGTTTGGGCGCCTTGTCATCAGGAACGTACTTAACAGGTGTTGGTATGGCTGCGGGTGGCTTGCTGGCAGCAACACCAATTGGTTGGGGCGTAATAGCAACTGTCGCACTTGGAGCCGGTATAGGTTTTTTGTTTAGTGAATTGCGGGACATGCTAGTTAATAGAAATTTACCTCAAAATGATCTTAAACGTGGATTAAACGCCCTTGTAAAAATTGCCAAAGAAATTAAAAGTAACCCAGAAGCTGATACCAACCAGAAACGAAGTGCAGATAATTTAATAAACCTCGCAAATATGATTCTTAAAAATATTCATCATATGCCAGAAATAAGAGGGGAAGCCGAAGCAGCATTACAAAAGGCGCGATCGAGGCAGGGAATCTCGGGAACAATACTGAATAAGAATCAACGAACAGGAGAGAATGCCGCAGTGGCAAAGTTGTTTAACAGCGAAAAAGCTGTATATTTTGGTAAGATAGACGAAGGCTGGAGCCATGCAGATGCCATAAAAGCTGCGAGGATTGACAGGACTAACATAAAGCCATCAACAGAAACAGAACAGAAAGAGATATTGCGAAGGTTTAAACCTCAAACATTTGTTGATGCTTCAGATAGCAGTGTGACCGTCAATAACAACGATTCCAGTTCAAGCAGCTCAACGATTATAGGGTCGTCCGGTAATGCACCACCATTCGTTAGTGGTCCATTCCCGTATATGAACAACTAAAAAAGGGAGCAATTTCTCCAATAAAAAAATCACCAAAATTGCTCCCTCCAACCAACTAATAATTATTCATCATTAGCAAGTTTTTCGAAATAAGACATATCTTCAGTATCAACATCGCTTGTAGTAGTCAATGTTGCTTCTGGTGTAGTAAGAGGTGTGCCTCCATCAAACGGACGATTTTCATTTTCTTGTGATACTTCTACAGCCGTAGTAGTAGGAATTGTTTGCCCCAAAACACGATCCAACTTTTGTTTCAGTTCATTATAAGTTTTAAAGTTTTTGGGTTCGACAAACTCAAGAAGTTTATGAACTGTTTTCCAAAGTGATTCGAGTTTATCATCTTCACCTTCTAAAAATTTCGAAGGTGATTCAAATTCACTTTTATCATAATTTGAAAATCCATCTACTTTTCTAACTTTCAATTTGAAATTTGAACCTTCCCAAAAATCAAAAGGATTAACAGGTACTTCATCTTCGAATTGGGGATTCATTACATCATTGATTTTATCAAAAATCTTCTTTCCATAACGATAGAGAAAAACCTTACCTTCATGTTCTGGATGTTTCGGATCTGAAATCACATAAATGTTAGATGTATAAGTTAATCGTCGCTTCTGTTTGCGAGCAATTTCTTTGTTTGCTTCTATACCCGAATTCCACAACTGAGAATTATATTCAGAACAAGGATCGGGTTGATTCAATGTAGTTAAACTGTTTTCAATATACCATCCACCTGGACCTTGAAAACCATGATTCCATACACGTACCCAAGGAAGGTCTTCTCCTTCAGCTGCTGGAAGAAATCGTATTACAGCATAACCATTTCCTGACTTGTCTAATTCTGCGCGCCAGTAGCGATCATCAGTATTATCCCAAGTCTTTTCGGGATTACTTATTTTATTGAGTTCTTTGTTTAGGGAAGTTAAACTATCCTTGCGGGACTTTTTGAGCGAATTAAATGCGGTAGACATAGTATCTCCTTTATTGCATCGTATGTTAATATTGCGTTGTATGTAAGTATGTAAGTATATAAGATATAGTATAACATGAATATTCTAAATGTCAAGCATTTGTTTAAGTATTAAAACATACTTCTTCTTATCCATGTTCAAAAATGGTTCATAATAAACACATTTATTACGAAATTCGGGCCATATTATATCATCATCTATGTCCCGGTCAAATTGTTTAAAAAAATTGAGAATTTTATTGAGAACAATAATTGTTTCAATAGAAATCTCAGTTGAAAGAGCTAATCTCAACAATGTTGGATGTTGCCCCGTTTTACATTCAAATAAGTCGTTAAAATGATTACAATTATTAAGTAACTTTTCAACTTCTAATTTGAATACGTATGGAAGACTTTCTATTTTCTTCTTCCATTCCATATATGTAGTTTCAGACTTTTCAGAAAAGGCTGACCCTATCCACATAGAATCACTATTTACAAAATTGGCGACTAAAAATCCAAGTAAATCATCTGTATTATATTTTTCTGCTAATTTTGCAAAAAAGAATTTATCATTTCGTTTATGAAACGAATTTATATTTGCTCTTATTTTACCACCATACTTATGATAATCATAAGCAGAAGATGAAAAATGACTTTTAAGAGCAATATATTGTTGATATGCTTCAAATGGTTGCACTTCATAAACCTGGCAGCCGTGTTACTTTAGGAAGTAAATTTAAATCCTCCGCCTCAAGAGAAATTTTATATTTCAACGATGAAGTAAGTAATGAAGCGGCCGTTTCCGGCTCTATATGTGTTTCATCACAATAATATAAAATAGCATCTAGATACTTCATCCTAGTTTTCAATACCAATCTCTCAATAGACAAAGAAAAGTCCTGAGAAGTCTTAATTTTTAAATCTTTCAAAATATTCTCTATGAAATATATTATAACACAAAAAATTCAAATGTCAAGTATTGTTACCATTTAATGCTTCTGATTCTTTATGTTCTGGATCATCTTTATCTTTGAACCAATAATCCGCTGTCTTAGTTAAAACGGCCACGTAGGTTCCTATCAGGATATTAATTATGTCCCGATAAGTATCAGTAACTAATGTGCCGTAAAATAACACATAAAGTAAAACAAAAAATACAAAAAATATGACGCCACTTAAAGTGAATCTGGCGATAAAGTTCCATCGTTTACGTTTCTCGATTGCTGATGATTTATCATTTACGGTTTTATCATTCATTAGGTTTCTCCTTATCTATACTTTTCACTAATACCTCCTTATTGGAAACACCCATTCTCAATAAAAAGAATGGGTGTGTCATTATGGATTACACAGTATCTTTTTGTTCTACAAA